TCACTTTTATTCCCATTTCAAAAACCCATCCACAACAAAGATTATCAAACCTTTCTTGGAAAGGGTCAATAGTAAACTGATCTTGTGTAAAGTATATAGGAAAGTTTATGTCATTTGTTCCTTCTAATGATTGCCTTGAACTATGTCTTAACATACCAATAAAATCTGTGCATATTTCTAAACATTGGTTAAACACTTCTTGCTCATTAGTTTTCATATCAACTAACTTTGTTAGCTCAGAATGTTGTTTGGTTTGCCAGTCATTCTTTTCACTTACCATATCCATAATAAATATCTGAAAGTTGTATATCAA